TTGATCTCCATCGAGAAACATACCAAATACAGTTGCAGATGGTTCCAGTGCAGAGTTCCATCCAAGACCAGATGTTCCTGGTTCTGTGCTAGGAATCATGACTTGCGCATATGGCAAATCTTCGTTAGATACATCTGGACCATGCACCCCTTGCACACGAACTTTGACACGACCAAGTTGGGGGTCATCATTTCCCTTTTCTACAACAACGCCAATGAACCAACGAATAGGTTGGTCTCCATAAAAAGCATTTCTCTGCGGGGCTTTGATTTTTTGACGATCACTCATGCCTTTACATTCCCTAGCTTCACTATTGTAGCGTCTATAGTATGACGCTCATCTGCAAAAGTATGTTTACAAGAGTGTATCACATACTCTCCAGATCTTTTTAAATCTTTTGTATCTCCATCAAGAATACCATCTGGATTGTTGTTAGGAAAATATATATCAATCTTTGTTCCGACTGTTCTATTTTTTTCTCCTGCCATGAATATGGCACCACCCACTCGTATTTTTGCGGAAGACTTACCTATAATATTTCTCAATGCCTTTGCTGTAGCATCTAAGTTATATCCACCAGTATTTTTTGAGTTATAATAATTATTAACATCGTTGTATGTATTAGCCATTACAACACGATCATATGTCTGTCCATCTTTCTCAGAGAGTTTGAAACTATCCTCACCAAAAGTAGTTTCATCATCCATAAGTCCTGTAAATTTTCCTTTTGTGTCTTCCCCAAGCAAGTCATTCTCTACTACAATGTCTCTGAAAAATTCTTCTGAGTTAAACCTAAAGCTTTCAGTGACACCTGTTGTGGCATCAAGAACAGAATATGATGCACCAACGGCACCCTTTTCCATCATAAGCATAGAATCTTCGTTGTTATTTTGTGTAAACTCCATGATGTTGTATAGGTTAGCCTTTGCTGTCAAACTCGTTTCTTGAGCATTCGCCGCTTGAGAGTATTGAAATCTTGTTTCATTCCAAACCTCATCCTTAAACATCTCTTCCATACTCTTGAGAGTAATGTTTTTATCGAATAGTGTAGCGTACAAGTAATAAGGGAATCCAAACTCTGTAGTTGCTCTTTTAGTCACCCACTGCGCTGATGTGAGAGGAGTCCAATATGGAACAACCACTCTCATTGCCTCTTGGATTGGCAATTCTGTGGGTACTATCATTTCTTTGTTGAGACCTTCCTTCAACATGTTCTGGATAATCACATCAGGAGTACCTTTAAATGCCTTGCTAAATCTAGACACAGTGTCGAGAAAATAAACCTCTTCAACGATACTAAAAATTAAAACCTCTGTAGTTTCATCAGTTTTCTTAGATGCTACAACCTTTCTAAGAACAAATCTTTTTACGATAGGGTTCTCATGTTGAGAATTTGAAAAAGTTAGCTGAAGTCTTTCCGTTCCTTTTACATTAAAATGTTTGTCATATATTCTAACATCATCTCTTAGTACAATTGTTCCTGACAAAAATGGGCGATCCATATGCTCATATATGTCCACTTGGAAAACAGTTTTACCAAGGGAAATGTTATCGTCAGCATCAGCCTCCCCATTTGGCATGTAGATAAGAGAATCTAGCCCGTAATCTACAGGAGATTGACTTCCACTTGATACATCTCTTGGTTCTGGCATATTAAGTTCTCAATAGTTTATTATATTCAGCTTGTACTTGAACAACCACATTTGGTTTCAACACTTTTAGATCACGCAAATCATTATTCTTAGCATACACTCTATCCGAATATGTTATTGGAGTGAGGCCACCAATATCTGTTACATCAGCAGCACCAGCAACATTGAGTGGAAGATCTACATATTCACCAGAAGAGTTTTCATAGTGATGTACAGAATTGTATTGCTCTACTTCACTATGTACTTGAATGGTGTCAGCCGTTCTTTCACCGCCAGAAGCATCAAAGGGTACGATCAGTTCCGATTGACCAAAGTTATCAGGCGATCTTATAACGACTTGTCCCAGATCAATGAACTTTTTGACAACAGTTCCAACAGAACCAGATGATTGCCCTTCCACAGTGTCACCAACTCTAATAGTAGATGCTATAGGATCTGCTGTTGTAACTGTTCTATGAGGATAATCCGATTTGAGTTTTTCTTGCAATTCTAGTTCAGCAAGAGGCCAACCAGATTCTCTAATATCATCATTCAAATAGTAAAACGTCCAATAGTAAGCAGTTGTTCCATATAGTTTGAATGACAAAGTATCAGGTCTTTCGAAATCATTAATGAAATCGGTTTCATAGAATACAAGATCTTCTTTCATATCATCTAGTATTGAGATATACGTAGTTATATTTTCAAACAGACTCAAATCTGGACTCGAACCAAATCTATAGTTTACGAGTGGATAGTTCTTAAAAATATTTGCCATTAGAAATCTGCCTGTATGTGTTGTTTCATAAGAGCCTTTGACTCAGTAAATGAGAGTGTAATAGATGTGGATGAGAAATTGCCATCCTCATGCATTCCCATTCCTTGCGTATTATATACAGAGTTTACTGATTGTAAATATGCTGGCAGAAACTTTAATCCAGGGATTCTTCTATCCTTGTACCTTGTCTCGATAATAAATCTGTTAGGAAATCTATAGCCATAGTTGATCCCTGCCATGTCTAGTCCTGTAGGATATAACTCTTCACGAAAATGTCTGACTATCGCCTTTATCACATTAGCCTCATCTGCGTTTGCAGGGATCATTGTGAAACTAAAGTTAAAAGTTCTGAGTGGAACACTTTTGAAAAGTGCTCTAGCGTTAGGATTTAATTGTGTGCCTGTTACTGATGAAACCGCTGCCTTGGTTTCCTCTCCTATTTTACCTGATTTACTTGCAACTGTAGCTGCTACAAGTGCCGCTGTATCATTGGTGATATCGAGTGATGACCCAGCAATCTGACCGATGTTGCCAAGCGCCTCAAACGAGGTTTTCAATCCACCCATCACAGCACCGCCAACAGTGGCACCACTTTTTAAACCTTTTTCTACACCAGCGCCCAGCGCCCCTAGTTCAAAGTTTTCATATGAAACTGCATCTGCTAACTGAAACGCTGAAGGTAAATATAAACTTACGTATGGACATGCCGCCGTATTTTTAGTTGGAATATTTTCTGTTAGATCTTGGTTGATATTAGATACTTGTGCCGCCAGACTAGAGAGTGGTACTTTTTTAAACTCAAGTACATCCTTCTCGTTCGCTTTAAACTCTTCCTTTGATGGTTCTGCATCATCAGTACTTCCTGTTCCATCGTCCTTTTTGTTTAGCGCCCTCTCTCTAATGAGTGCTTTATATGCTGCGTCACCTGCGTTAATGCCAGCACTAATACCTGCATCGAGTCCAGCTTGTGTAGCTTCTCGAATAGCTTCTTCATCAACAACCTTAAACACAATGGTCCCTTGGTAATCATCAACATCGTTGTATGGATATTTTAATAAGTTGGTAGCCATTTCATACCTTATAAATAAGTTGTATCGTTGATGTTATTTATATTGGAAATCATGGCTTATTCTGGTAAATACAAAGTTAAAAATCCCAAAAAGTATCAAGGTGACTACACCAAGATAACATATAGATCTATGTGGGAGAAGTGGTGCTTCAAATGGTGCGACGAAAATTCTGAAATCAAAGCATGGAGTTCCGAGGAAGTAGTAGTTCCATACTATTACGAAGTCGATAAAAAATACCATAGATACTTTGTAGATCTTAAAGTGACATTCAACTCTGGCAAGACAATGCTCATAGAGGTCAAGCCAGACAAAGAAACCAAGCCCCCAATAAATCCAGGTAAGAAGACCAAGAGATATATCAGCGAAGGTTTAACCTACGTAAAAAACATCAACAAATGGAAAGCTGCCAAGCGATATGCAAAGGATCGTAACTGGGAGTTTGTGATATGGACCGAGAATACTCTTGAGAGCATGGGTATCAAACCAAAGTCTACCAAACCTTTGAAGCCTTTTAAAAGAAAAAAGGTAAAAAAATGATATAAATAACATTATGAAAATAGGAACCGTAGATGAGCAATCTTTTTAATAAACTAGAAATGGAAGCATTCCGCAAGGGAATCACACCGAGAACTAAAGAGTCTCAAGCGTGGTTTCGTAAGCGTGTGTCTAGAATGAAGTCTCTGAATCGAAGAGATCTGATGAGAGATGATCAAGTTAACTTACAAAATCGTGTGGGTGCTGGTCAGATGTATATGTTTTACTACGATCCAAAGCACAAGAAGACCTTGCCATACTACGATAGGTTTCCTCTCATCGTAATGGTTGGACCTGCAGAAGGTGGGTTCTATGGTCTCAATCTACACTATCTACCCAATGCATTAAGAGCCAAGTTTCTTGATGGTCTTATGGATACGATGAACAACAAGAAATATGATGAAACAACAAAGTTTCGAATCAACTACAGTATGATGCAGAGAGCATCTAAGTTGAGATATTTCAAAGCTTGTTACAAGCATTATCTTAATGATCATGTGCGATCACGGTTTGCTAATATCGAAGCACCAGAATGGGAAATCGCAGCATTCTTACCAGTTGCAGATTTTGCAAAAAGTTCGATATCAAATGTTTATAAAGATTCAAGGATGAAGATTAATGGCTAGAATCGACGAACTAAAAGGCTTGGTATCAAAGGGTAGAGGTATTGCACGTGGCAACTCTTTCAATGTATTGCTTCCATCTTTTCCAGGTGCTACTTCCAGAGAAGTAAATCTTCTATGTACTGGAGTAAACCTTCCAGGCCGTCAGATTATGACACAAGAAAAAAAGATTGGACTGATCAATAGGAAAGTTGCATATGAGCAAGCCTATGATGATGTGAGCATGACGTTCTTGATTTTGAATGATTATGGTATAAAAAACTATTTTGAGACATGGCAAAATCTAGCCATCAGACAAGATGGGTTGACTGTAGGTTATTATAATGATTATACCTTCGATGTTAAGATTCAACAACTGAGAAAGGGATTTTCCATTCCAGTTTATAGTACTCCATTAGGATTGCCCCCGCTTCCTGCTGAGATACAAAACAGATTACCTAAGATTGGATCACTAGATCTTGCTCAAGGACAACTAGACTTGGACTTAGCAATCAATAAAGATCAAGTAGTGTATGAATGCACTTTGGAAAAAGCATTCTGTACAACCATGTCAGCGGTTCAGTTGGGTAATGACGCTGATGGTGTAATGCAGTTACAAGTTCAGTTATCATATAAAAACTGGAGATCTTCTAACTCCTATGCCTTTGGACCAGCATCGAATCCAAATCAAAATGGATTTAATATCTCTCAACCCGTAAACACCACCAAACCTTTATCATCAGTAACGGAAAACCCTGCTGTAAAATTGTTTGGTAAGGCCACTGGCCTTTATTAATAACTATATCATAAGGAATAAATGAAATGGCACTGCCTAAGTTAAATGATAAACCAAAATATGAAATGAAGATTCCTTCAATCGCACAGAATGTACGGTTTCGTCCATTCTTGGTGAAAGAAGAAAAAGTTTTAATGATTGCACAAGAGTCGGAAAATACAAGTGATATTCTTCATGCTGTTGTAGACACTCTTGATGCTTGTGTTGATGGTGGAGTTCCGAAATCAAAACTCACTGTGTTTGATGTTGAATATATGTTCGTCAAACTCAGAGCAAAATCGGTTGGTGAAACTGCTAGTGTTAACGTCGAGTGTAATCACTGTAAAAAACATAATAAAGTAGATATCAATCTAGAAGAACTTCATATTGAAGTTCCAGACGCAAATGCGTCGTTGATCGAACTCACTGAAGACATTACTCTCGAAATGAAATGGCCTAACTATCTGGATCTAGCCAGCTTGCCATCTCAAGATACGTCAGATTCCAAGGTTGCATTCCACATCCTAAACAGGTCTTTATCTGCAGTTATTACTGGAGATGAGCGGATTGATATGAAGGACGAATCTGAAGCAGAGATCGAAGCTTTTGTTGAGTCAATGAATAGAGATCAGTTTGAAAAGATGCAACACTTTATAGAATCAATGCCAAAGCTTGCTCACGATGTTGAGTTTAGTTGTGAGCATTGTGGCGAAGAAAACACTAAAACACTGGAAGGAATGGCAAGTTTTTTCTAGTATGTCTATCTCATAACGATCTGAGTAATTATTACCAGACCTCATTCAGCTTGATGCAACACCACAAATATTCATTGAGTGAGATAGACGAAATGATACCATGGGAAAGAGAAGTTTATCTCTCATTATTGATACAGTATTTGAAGGAAGAAGAACAACGCCAGAAAGAGGCAGCGAACTAAAATGGCAGAAGCAACCCTAAACGACGTCGTTACCAATCTCAAAGCCGATAACAAACGTCTTACAAGTATTGAACAAAATACTCTTGATACCAAGAAAGCACTTAACAAGTTCTTGGCTACCCAACAAGCTATGGCTGGGGACCAGTTAGAAGCTATGCGAGAACTTGGTGGTGGACGTCAAGGTGCAGGAAGCAAAGCGCCAGCCCCTGATGCAAGTGGTGGTGGAAACATATTCGGATTTATTGGCGGCTTGGGGTTGATAGGCAAAACTGTGACTGCTATTGCGGCAGCTTTTGGTGTAGGTCTTGGATTGATTATAGGTCAAATGAAAGCCATTAAAACATACGCAAAATTACTCGCTCCTACAGGCCTTATAAAATCTATTGAGTCGTTGAAGACAAGTTGGGTGTCAAAGGTTGATGATCTTAAACTAAAAGTTACTACTAAGATTACTGGGATTACAACTGCTATTGGTGCCGCCTTTGACAACATGAAAGCCAAGTTTACTATAAATCCCGAATCTGCTATGGGAAAAGCACTAGCCAAAGCCTCAACTATTGCAACTCGTATTGGTGATCTTTTTGACAACATAAAGGCTAAGTTTTCTATAGGTCCAAAGTCTACTTTAGGTCTCAAATTAGCAACGGTCACGACTGTATTCACTGACATGGGAACACAGATTGGAAAGATAACCTCTCCAATCTCCTCTGCAGCAACCACTATTAAAGAGGTGATACTAGACAAAGTAAACAAGGTCAAAAACTTTTTTACTCTCATTGGCAGTAGGGTAGGTCGCTTTGGTACAATCGTTACTAAAGTTGCTGGAGTTGTTGGTAAAGTATTTGCCCCTATTGCGATTCTCACAACAGCATGGGCAACGATTACAGGCATTATTGATGGATGGAAAGAAGATGGATTTCTAGGTGGTCTGAAAGGTGGCATCGAGGGATTTGCAACATCTTTGATCACTATTCCTTTAGATCTCATAAAAGATTTGGTTGCATGGGTGCTGACAAAGCTTGGGTTTAATAAAGAAGCAGAAGTATTAAAAAACTTCTCTTTCACGGAACTCTTCACTCAGATGCTCGATGGCTTATTCGACTTTATAGACAAGGCCATCGCATGGGTCAAAACCTTATTTACAGATCCTGTAGCAGCATTAAAAGAATTGTTTAAAGGCGTTTACGGAGAAGAAGGTCTCATAAACACGCTCGTATGGAAACCTATATCCAAAGCCATCGATTGGGTTATGAAGAAGTTTGGCTTTAGTGATGAAGACGCACCTGCCTTTGATTTGTATACCACTCTTACTGATACGTATGCGAAGATTAAAACTGCATTTACCAACGGGCTTACCGACATTGTAAACTGGTTCAAACGAACTCCTCAACTAGTGGCTCTCGAAGCAGAGGAGGCATTGCAAGTTGCGATTGTTAAGTTGAAAAAAGGTTTCCTTGGTGTAGCCAAGTTTCTTGCGGATCTACCCAATAGGGTTACACTCGGTGTCATTGAGTCAGTTGGATGGTTGGGTGAGTGGATTCCAGGTATGGAAAAAGCGGCAAAAGCAGCCCAAGCGAGTCTCGACGAAAGAGAACTCACAGCGACACAAGGGTTTAAAAAGCTTGATGAAGAACTAGCGCAAACGATAAAAAATATTGATGAACGAAGAGCCAGAGTCAACGCTGAAAATACTAGACAACCAAGTGCGAATGTTAACGTTGGTGGTGATAACAACTCCGTTCAAGATAACTCAACCAGCAACACAACCGTACTCAAAGGCGAAACCACGAGTAGCGTGGATGCAACTTACGAAGCCTTGCCATAAAAACGAGGGGCTAACCATGGCCCCTCACGTGTGTATTACGGCACAACCCGATCAATCAAAGAAAACGTGAGAGTTAGCCTTCAGCGGCTAACTTTGCAAAGTACGACATTGGATCGTCATCATTTGACTTCTCTTCAACCGAGACAGTAATAGTCTCTGGATCACTCGATACTTCAGTGATCGACTGAGGTGGCAACTCATTCATTGGTGCAGCGGATGTCTCGTTGCCGAGTTTCATCTCATCGCTCATACTCATCATACCAGTTGTACCGAGAACGCTTTCAAGTTTTGCCTTGAGTTCTCCATAAGACTTGTAGTGATTTGGTTCTGTGTATTCGGACAGATCATGCATAGAGTTGTAGATACCCTCACAGTAGTCATCACTACCGAGTTCAGATGGACCATCAAACTCAGACTTATCATAGTTACGATAGCCTTCGACCTGACGGATCTTCAGTTTGAAGTTTGCACCTTCCCAAAACTCAAACGGATTGATTGGTTTCTCATCTTGAAACTGTGGCTGCATCACATCCATGATCTTATCAAAGATCTTCTTGCCATACTGATACATGAATACCTTGCCTTCATTGGCAGGGTTGCCTGGATCAGACAGTACAAGAACGTTAGACACATAGTGAAGACGACGCTTCTGCCTACGAGCCTCTTCTTTGTCGGCATCAATACCAGAGTTCCAAAGTTTTGAGTTTAACTCACCCACTGGATCATCTTGACCAATAGACGTCAAAGACCGTTCGATATACCATTTACCAGTTGGACCCTTGAACCCATGATCCCAATAACGAACCCATGGAAGATTTGTATCTTCGGCTGCGGGCAAGAAGCGTAGAACGGCATAACCATTTCCTACCTTGTCCACTGTTGGTTTCCAGATACGTTCATCTGTGTATGATTTGGTGGACGTACCACCACCTGCACTCTCAGCGGCATTGATTAGTTTTTCGATGCCACCTTTGTTGCGTTTTAGATTTGAAAAAGACATATTATATTTCCTTTATATGTGCTGAAGTGTTTCTGTATTATACATTGTATCATAATATAAGTGATTCGTATACCCACTATATATCAAATTCCAATTCTGTTTCTCGTGGCAAAAGGTTTAACTTCTTTGCTTCTGCCTCGATCTTACTTCGGATTGGAGCCGAAATAAACTTTCTTACGCCCTCTGGATCAATGTCATTCTTTTCACAGATGACGAGTATTGCATCCATATAGGACATTTTTTTATCCAGCACGGCTTTCTCAACCATGCTGGTAAAAACTGCTTTTGTTAAAAATTCTGTTGTCATTTATCGAGTACTCTTGTAGACAATATGATTGTATCCTTGTTGATACGTGCATTTGGCACTTTGGTTTTTGTTGTAAGCGAGTTCCAGTGCTTGTCGATCTGTCGAATCGTCTTTGTTTGGAATACACTCAGGCTCACGTCTGGTTTACGAAGTGATGTCATTCGAGACCGTTCAAGGTCTACTTTCTGTAGGGTGGACCCCTTCACTTCAAATCCATTACGGCTATTTGAGACATACTCAGTAACAGTCTTGTACTTCGTATTGAATGTATACAAGCGCATTGCTCCTACAATAGCCATAGGGTTAATACTATTCACCTTGTATTCTTTCGAGGTCTTCAGATAGTTCAGTTTCGCAACTTGTTTATCTGCAGTCTTTACACGAGGTTTACGAATGGCACGAGTTGCTTTCTTGGATAGAATATACTTCTCGGTATCTTCGATCATCATAGTAACCCACTTGAGCAACCCTTTCTGTTGCTTCACTGTCATGTTCCTATAGGCTTCCACCAGATCAGGTGTCTTATTCGTGACTAACTCTTCGAGTTCCGCCTTCAGAGGCTGGTAATATTTCATCACCATCTGAGCACCAATCAATGAGACACCTTCACTCACAAGCTTGTCATACATGTTAATATTTTCATACTTCTCCCAAGTATCGATCATACCTTCGATGTCAGCAATCAAATGACGACCAACACGTTGAGTACGTTCGAGAGGTGTCAACTGAGGAACCTTTGGTTTATCCTCTACCTCTTCAGAAGCACTACGCTCTTCGAGTTTCCTCTTACACCAATCACTGACTTCAGAGATATAGCGTTTACAAACCTCTTCGACTGAATAGCCTTTCGGTTCTTTATTACCACGGTTAATGACCCACTCAATCATAGCAGCGGTATCATACTTACTGGTGTAGATCCAATCAGGACCACTCAAAAGAAACTTGCGTAACTCACCATCAAAGTTATTACGAATGTAGTTACGAAGAATACCAGCGATATCTTTCTTATCTACTTCAAGTCGAACATAGGATGCAAACCAACGATAATCATCAGTAGGTGCAGCAGCTAAACCAGTGCGTCTCGCTACAGGGACTTTCTTCTTACGACGTAATGCCATGTGCATTTCTCCTCAAGTTATGATTCGATTCTAGCATTTCCTGCGTTATATGTCAACCCCCCTTTGTAGCAGCATCATATCCTTCATTATAAACTTCTTTCAGTTCGACTAGATGCCATTCACCGTCTTCATATCGTTTACGTAGATAACCCTTCGAGGCTAGAAGATCGATTGTAACCTCAACCGAATCCTCTAACTGTTTTGAAAAGTTAATGGTGTTTCTACCCATCATAAAAGCGCATCCGAAAATGCCGACTGTATATGCGACTAGAAACCAATCCATGATCATGCGCCCGATACCGCATTAAACCCAGTAACAGAGTTCACACGAAAAGAGCGCCAACCTTCGGCTTTGATATCCCATACTGGAATCACTTCTTCGCTTACGGCACGTACTGCCTTCTGTGTAATAGGTTCTGACTTAGCTGGTGCTGGAATGATATCCTCACGTAGCGTACATGTCATATTACGTGTGTCTCCATTCACCTTTGTGAAGTCAACAACACATGTGCTTGCCTGAAGCATCTCCATCATTTCATTTCGTGTCATCATATACATTATCCTCCGATGTATTTTGTTTTAGGTCTGTACCAGTTCTTCTGGTGATGTAGTCGAGCAAGCAAGTCTGTAATAAGAGCCGCTTGTTCTGGCTTGTCTGTCATACATTGCCTGAGAGATGTCTCTATAAGGTCAATGTCATCGACAGTTAATTTGAACGAGTCATTGGCTTTCACCTTCTCAAGCTAACGTTAGCAAGGCGATTTTTGACATGCTCTAACGCTTGTTTATGATCCTTGAGTTGAAGTTGCATGTCCTTCACTAACTCTTTCAGCTCCCGCACATCACCTTTCAACCGAGAGATTTTATCACTCGATTTGGATAGCCGCATTTCAAGCTGGGCAGTATCTGTCATTAATAGTCTCCCCAATCATTATCAAACCGAGTGGTCTGATTATAGCGTTCACCATAGTGCTCTTTGGCATATTTCGAAGCATCCGTATAATGGTTCTCGTTGTAACCATCGTACTTCTCAGTAAGATTCTGCGTAGGCGCTTTGGCAGGTTTCTCAACCTCATCCATCCAGCCCTTTACAGCAGATGCTTTCTTTGCAAGACGTGCCTTCAAAACACTCTGA